TATCCTTAAAACATTATAGTTAATAGCATATATATCATATTCATCACAACAGCAATGATTATTATCACCCACTTGGACATTTGGTGCATTATTAATAACTAATCTAGCACTATCTATTCTTGAAAAATTACATGTCCCTGATGGTTGATGTTCCTCTGGTTTTAGAGAAAATGAATAAACAGCAATAGCATCATTAGATGCTTGTCCTAAACCTGTCTGTAGTACAGCTTGTTTATATTTATCTTGTTCTATTGTTTCTATAGCTGTCGGTTTTACAAATTCATCATGCTTATGTGTAGTGTTATTTGAATAAAAAGATATTGAAGGTGGTTCATTATCAGTAATACATGAAATATCTTCAATTGTATAAGAATCTCCTGATCCAACTGGTGTTCCTGTATGATAATCATATACTTGTTGTTTAGTATAATATTCCAATGGTCTGGCACTCATCCTTTCTTGACCATTTAATATTAATTGATATGTAATATTATTGTTTTGTAATTTATCTAAATAATAATCATCTGTCTTATAATTTGCTGTTCCACCTGGTAATCTACCAAATAACCCTGTTCTATCATTTTGACCACCGGTCCATATAATTTCTTTAACTGGATGATTAAAATTTAAATTTAAATCACCACCAGTATTTAAAAATTTTTGATGTTGAATTTGTTCAATTAAATATTCATGACTTACTTGAGCAAACCTTCTCCTTTCATCTGTGTCTAAATATATGTAATCGGCAAATAATCTATTGCATTCATATTCTAATTTATTTCCTAAACATAAAGCATTATTATCGGTAGCATCTTTCTTTAATTCTATGTTAACCTTAACTTCATGATATTGTAAAGCTATTAAAGGCAAAGCTAACCCAGGATTTCTACAGAACCAAAACCGCAATGGAACATAAGCATCAAATTTAGTATTAGTATCTCCATTAATATCATCAAGTGATATAACAATAGCATTTGATTGTCCAGAACCAACTTTATCAACTACACTTCCAAAACTTGTTACAATCACACCACCACCTCTAGACATGTTTTGGAATTTAGTACCCGTATTAGGTCCAACTATTCCTAAATTACCACCACTATTTGGTTCTGTTAATTGAGAATATACTTCCATCCATTTTCCAGTTTGTCTATCAATCATTTGTCCTCCTATTTCAACTTCAACAAGTTCTATTCCAGTATGTGTTGGATTATATACAAAAGCGCCACCATTCTTTATAATTTGTTCAGAAACATTATTCTTACTTTCCTTTGTATTTATAACATTAATAGTTTGCTGTAAATATAATTTATAGACTAAATCACCATTTCTACTTATAGTTGATGTTGCTCTACCACATAATGGGTCGCCACACCAAACTTGTTCAATAGACTCCATTGAAAAATTGGTATGTCTTCTATAAACTGTCTTAAAATATGTTATTTGTGGATTACCTGTTAAATATATATCTTGTGCTCCATAAGCAACCAATTGCATTAATCCTCCACCCATTATAATACTATTATAAATATTATAATATTAAAAAATATTATGTTAAAAATTTAAATTACTTAGTAATTAATACTCTAGTTAAATTACTTAGTTGCTGTAGGCAAGACCACCCATACCACTCATGATACGGAGGACATTGTAGTTAATAGCATAGACATCATACTGGTCGCAGCAGCAGCAGTTCTTGCCACCAACTTGGACATTAGGCGCGCCATTGATGACGAGCTGAGCATTGTCAATTCTCGAGAAATTGCAAGTTCCAGATGGTTGGTGTTCTTCAGGTTTGAGGGCAAACGAGTAAACAGCAATGGCATCGTTGGAAGCTTGACCTGGACCAGTCTGCTGGGAAACAGCCCATACAGCGCTGTTCTCGGCGAGCCAGCCATTCATTCCGGATACCCCGGATGACGTGCAAGAGGAGTTCGCTACAATTGGTTCCGATAGTAACCAATCTGGGCAGGTCGAGGCGGCAGTGTTAGAAGCACCACCGAAAGCATAGGATAATCCACATGATGTATTGAGGACATACGAGTCACCCGAGCCGACAGGGGTACCGGTGTGGTAATCGTATACCTGCTGTTTGGTGAAGTATTCTAATGGTCTTAGGGACATACGGTCGTGACCATTTAATTTAAGCTGGTAGGTTACACCGGCGCCAGGTCTTCCATTAGCTCTGTAGTAATCGTGCGATTCATAGTCGGCTGTGCCACCCGGTAGGATACCGAATAGACCAGTTCTGTCATTCTGGCCACCAGTCCAGATAAGTTCCTTAACGGGGTGGTTGAAGTTGAGGTCAAGAGAGCCACCGGTGTTTCTGAAGTTCTGGTGCTGAACCTGCTCAATGAGGTATTCGTGGCTTACCTGCGCGAAGCGGCGTCTTTCATCAGTGTCTAAGTAGATGTAGTCAGCATATAGTCTGTTGCAATCATATACGATGTTGTTTCCTTCGCATAGAGCCTGGGCGCTAGTGGCCTGCTGTTTCATCGACATAATAACTCTGACTTCGTGATACTGTAGAGCAATTAATGGTAGAGCTAGACCAGGGTTTCTGCAGAACCAGAACTGAAGAGGAACGTAGGCATCGAATTTAGTTCTGATAACATCTTCACCAGCGTTTCCTCCTCGAGGAGCTTGTCCTGGGTAAGCCTCGCCACCGGGGTTGCCTAGCGCTTTAACAACAGCATCCGCTTGTCCAGATCCAACTTTGTCAACCCATCCACCGAGGGAAGTGACAACACAGCCACCACCTCTAGCCATATTCTGGAATCTGGTTCCAGAGTTAGGACCAACAACACCTAGAACACCAGCATCATTCGGCTCAGTTAACTGAGACCAAACTTCCATCCATTTTCCAGATTGTCTGTCAATGCACTGACCACCAATTTCAACTTCAATCATGTCAATACCAGTGTGGGCCGGGTTGTATACAACAACGCCTCCATGTTCTATGCCTTCGACACAGCATTGTCCACCTAGAGTATTCGCTAACGCCTTGCAGGTAGTCTGTACCATAGCAGTTTGCTGTAGATATAATTTATGGACTAAATCACCGTTTCTTGAAATAGTCGCCGTGGCGCGGCCGCATAGAGCATTGCCGTTCCAAGTCTGCTCGATCGATTCCATCGAGAAGTTAGTGTGTCTACGGTAGACAACTTTGAAGAAAGTAATTTGAGGGTTACCCGTTAGGTAAATGTCTTGAGCGCCATAAGCTACGAGTTGCATTAATCCTCCTCCCATTGTTTTATACTTATACTTAGAAAAAAATTTTAAATAAATTAATACGCGGATTATAATCCGAACCCCAATGAAGAAAATCCAGACATAATTCTTAAAATATTATAACTTACACCATAAATATCATATTCTATACAACAATCACCAACATCTAATGGAGCATTTTCAATATGTAAACATATATTATCTAACCTTGAAAAATTTGTAGTCCCACTTGGTTGATGTTCGTCTGGCTTAATAGCAAATGAATATACTGCTATTGTATTATTTGATGCTTGACCTGGTCCTATTTGATTTAATATTGCATCCCATGGTGATTTTCCAGGTAAATAATATATCCCACTTACACTTACTTCAGTATCTGAATTACTTGAAGATATAGCATATTTTAAACCATATCCTTTACAATCTCCATCTTTTAAAAGAACATGCGATTTACCACTACCAACCGGTGTCCCCTTATGGTAATCATATACTTGTTGTTTTGTATAATACTCCAATGGTCTTGCACTCATGCGATCTATTCCATTCATACTTATTTTGTAATTTACTGAATCAGATTTACCACCTATTCTATAATAATCATTTGTTTGATAATCTGTTGAACCACCTGGTAATAAACCAAATAAACCAGTTCTATTATGTTGACCTGCTGTCCATATTATCTCTTTAACATTATTACTAAAATTTAAGTCTAGATTTCTTCTTTCATTATTTATAACAGTTTCTTGAACTTGTTCTATTAAATATTCATGAGTTGAATTATAGAAACGTCTCTTTTCATCACTATCTAAGAATATATATCCAGCATATAAATCATTCTTTTCAACACTTATGTATGAACCATAATTATCTAAATTATTATTATTTAATGCTTCTTTTTTAAATCTCATCTTAACACTGACTTCACTATTATCTAAACATACTAATGGAATAACACTACCTATATCTTTACAAAACCAAAATCTTAATGGAACATAAGCATCGAATTTTGTTTTAATAGGACAATTAATAATACCTGAATTATTTGCTATACTTATTAAAGCATTTTTTATAGTTTCTGAATGACCACCACTATATTTATCTACTAAATTCCCGATTCCATTTACTACTACACCGCCACCCCTAGCCATATTCTGAAATCTAGTTCCATTATTTGGTCCAACACATCCTAACATTCCTGCACTATTTGGTTCATTTAATTGAGCATAAACTTCCATCCATTTTCCAGATTGCTTATCAATACATTGTCCTTTAATATCAAATTCAACATAATCTATAGCAGTATGTGTTGGATTATAAATAAATACACCTCCATTATCTTTAATATTACTAAAACAAGTATTAGATATAGAACCAGAAACTGTTACGCCTGATAATCCA